GCGGTTCGTCGTCATTCGGCGGACCGGGCGTGCCGCGGGCATAGAGCGCGAAGTGGGACAGGTCGCCCGCCGCCGTGCCGAAGCCCCAGGCGCCCGTCAGCACGCCGGGCGGCAGTACGAAGATGCCGAACTTCGGATCGCCGCCGTCCTTGACGCCGAGCGCGAACTGGCCGTAGACGAGCGCGAACGCGGCGCTGATCGTGAACGTCCCATCGTCGTTCCCGGCATCGGCGGTGAACGAGAACCCGGCCGGGTCCTGGCCGAGTCCGATCCAGCCGGTACGGAACAACGGCTGCGGGCCGCCGTTCAGATACAGGTTGGCTTCGGCATTGGTGCCCTGGATGTTCAGCGTGTCGTCGGTGTCGTAGGCGCAGCCGAGGGCCGGCGTGACGTAGTACTGCCGCGTATAGCCGCTCATCTGCGCGTCGGTCGGGCATTCATTGCCGAGGGCGAAGATGGGGCCTGCAGCCGCGGCCAGCGGCTGCAGGAGCACGGCGAGGATCGCGAGGGAGAGGACGCGCGTCTTCATGGTCGTTATACCGCCGTCTGGGCTTTGCCGTTGCGGGGCGCCGATGACGGCGCGCCGGTGACGGGCATGTAGCTCGCGCCGTCGATGAACTGCGCGGCCTGGGCATGCGCCTTGAGCCAGTTAATGAACCGCTCCGCGCGCAGGCCGACCAGGTTGTTTTGCCAGAGCGAGACGAGCGAGGCCGCCGGGTCGGTCGGGGCCGAGTCCATCTGGACCGAGGCCTCGCGCGACACGTCGACCGTCACGCCTCCATCGTCGGCGTAGAGCACATACGGCGCCAGGACCGCGATGATGTCGTCGCCGGCCGCGTCCGAGACGATCACATTGACGCCGGCGAGCGTCCCGCCGGTCACCGACAGGCCGGGAAACGCCGACGAGCCGTCGCCGTTGCGGAAGAACGACAACGCCAGCGCGTTGGTCGATCCCATGATCAGATTCACGCCGCCGACCGGCAGGCCCGCCGCGGTGAACTTCTGCAGGAGCGCCAGGATGTCGGCGAGCGGGTTGGTCGTCGCCGCGATCGGCGTGACGCCGTTGGTGATGCTGGCCGGCGAGACGTTCGGGACGGCCGCGACGGCCGGATCGATGAACTGCTTGTCGAGGAAGGCCGCGATGCCGGCGACCATCTCGCGCTTGACGACCGCTTCGGCCGACGGGTTCGACGTCCGGACCAGCTCCTCGGTCAGGACGATGATGCCGGCCGCCTTCGCGATCGGCAGCGTCGACGAGCCGAACTGCATCCGCGTGACGGGTTTCGGCTTCGCTTCCCCGACCCAGCCATACGTGCCGCCAGCGGTCACGGTCGGGACCGGCGTCAGGAACGGGACCTTTGAGAAGCCCGAAATCTTGCCGAGGATCGTCGCCGGCCGCAGCAGCTGCAGCATTTCATCGACGATCACATTGCCGGGACCGACGAGCGGCTTGGCCCACGCCGCGTCCTGGGTGTTGCCCGGCGCGACCGCGGCCTTGAGGTAGAGCGAGACTTCCGGGGTCGAATCGTCCCAGCGCTTCGCGTACTCGGCCGCCTCGTAGACGTTGCCCTTGCAGACCAGCTTCGCGATCGCCATGCGCACGAACGCGGTCCCGAGCTCGACGTTCGGCTTGACGGTGACGCGCCCGTAGCCGTTGCCGGGGACGAGCGGGGCGCCGGGCGCGGGCGCGGCCTTGGTCAGCAGCAGCTTTTCGTGATCGCGCCAGCGTTGCAGGTCGGCGTCGATCGATTTGATTTGGACGGTCAGGCCGTCGTGTTCCTTCGCGGCCTCGTCGGGCAGCGTGGCGCCGTCGGCGGCGCCGCCCTCGAGGATTTCGGTCATGCGCGCGGCGACGGCGGCGCGCTTGTTTTCGAGGTTCTGGATGTGTTCGCCGGCAGTTGGTGCGTGCATGGTCGGGCCCCTTGTGGGCAGGCCCGCGACGCCGGGCGAGGTGAGGCCAGACGCGGCCAGGTGCGGCGCGTCGTACGACTTGATCGTGTGGATCGTCGTTTCGACATTCGCCGGGACAGTGACGAGCGAGAGCTCGCAGATTTCGCTTTGCAGAATGTGCATCCCGCCCGCGGCCATCGCCTTGATGCCGTTGGCGAGCGGGCGCCAGCCGATTGAGACGCCGGTAATCAGGCCGGCCTTGATCGAGTCCCAGGCTTCATTGACCCGGTCACGGACTAGGCCCGGCGTTGTGACTTCCGGCAGCTGCGCTTCGAACAGGATGCCGGCCGCGGTCGCGGTCAGCGTCACGCGCCCCACAGGGCGCTCGCGATCGTGGTGCAGCAGTAAGGGCAGGGGATTGCGGAACGTCGCGCCGAGCGGCTCCAGGACGTCGCCGCGGCGGTCTGGTGTCGGTGTCGACGCCAGCCCGGTTATGACTCGACGATCACCGTCGATGGTTTTGAGTGACAGCAGCGCGTACGCGCGGTCAAGCACGCCGAGCAGCTTAGCGGCGGCGGGGCGGCTCGTCCGATTTCTGGTACCGCAACCGGCCGGACACCGTCTGACGGATGTACTCCGGGACGGTCACGCGGGCGCGCTCGGCGGCGCGATAGACGGCGTCGTACTGCTTCGAGGGGAGGCGCAGCGACATCTGCGTCGAGGGGTCGTCGTCGTCGAGCGGGGGCCGGCCTGGGCGGCGGATCATGTCGGGCGACCTCCGAAAATATACACCTCGAAATCGGTTTCGGGCGGTGCCTGATCGCGGTGCATCGCGTCGAGGCCCATCACCAGCGCATAGACGCCGTCGATCCGTTCCGTCGATTTCGCTTTGCTCGGTTGAATATTACCAGCGTTGTCGGTGTCGACGCTCGCGTTCTGGATGTTCCAGCGCAGGATCGGATGCCCGTCGTGCCGGATCGTTTTTTCGAGGATCGCTTTCTCGAGCGCCTTCGACGGCGCCGACAACGTCGCCTTGCCCTGGCGCATTTTCACGCACGTAAAGCCGTCGACCTTTTCGAGCCGGGAGACGAGGTCGGTCGCGTTCCACGGATCGAACGCGACCATCCGAACCTGATAGGTGTCCTGCCACTCGAGCAGATGCGCGCGCACCAGTTCATAGTCGACGGTTTGTCCCGGCGTCGCGGTCAGGAACCCGCGACGCGCCCATTCGTCGTATGGGACGCGGTCGCGCGTCACGCGCGCCTGGATGCGCTCGGCGGGACAGAAGAATTGCGCGAGCACGGTACAACCAGGTCCCTCGTCGTCGGGAAAGACCGCGACCGCGGCGGTGAGGTCGGTCGTCGTCGACAAGTCCAGGCCGACGTAGCAGCGCCGCCCGACGAGCGTCGCCGGATCGATCGGCGCCTGGCAGGCGTCCCAGGCCGCCAGCGCGATCCAACGCGATTCTTGTTCGGTCCACTGGTTGAGATACAGCCGGCGGAACGTGTTCTCTTGCGCCGGGATCGCCTCGGCGCGGGCGCACGCGATGCGCAGCTCCTCGAGCGATCGGAAATCGCCGAGCGCGGGATTGGCGGCGCGCCAGGTCGCCTCGTCGCGCCAGTCGGCCTCGGCCGGCGCTTCGTAGATCACTGGGAGAAACGTCGGATCGATCGTGGGGTCCTCGAGGACGCGCTTCGCGTGCGCGTAGAGTTCCCACAGGATCGAATGCCGATCGTAACCGGCGGTCGAGATCGCAATCATCAACGGTTGCGCACGCGCGCCGGTCGACGAGGCGAGGACGTCCCAGAGGTCGCGCGTCGGCGCGGCGTGCAGCTCGTCGTAGATCACGCGCGAGGCGTTGAGGCCGTGCTTGCTGTAGGCCTCGGCACTGATCGCGCGGTAGATGCTGCCCGACTTGCGATGGACGATCCGCTTTTGCGAGTCGATGATTTCGCACGCCGCGTAGAGCTCGGGATCGTTGCGGACCATCTGCGCGGCGACGTTGAAACAGAGCGCGGCCTGGTCTTTATCGTTGGCGGCCGAGTAGACCTCGGCGCCGATTTCATTGTCGAACAGCAGCCCGTCGAGCGCGAGCGCCGCGCAGAGTTCCGTCTTGCCGTTCTTGCGCGGCATCATCAGCAGACAGGTCCGGTACTGACGCAGCCCGGTTGGTTTGTTGATCGAGAACAGCGGCCGGATGATGTTCTGTTCCTGCCACGGTCGGAGCTTGAAGGTCTGGCCGGCGAACGGGCCCTTCGTGTGCGTCAGCTGATTGATCAGCCGGACCTTCTGCGAGGGGATCGATTCTTTGCGCGGCATCAGAGCGTCCCGCCCCATTTGCTCGCCGGCTCGGGGGCCCGCGCCGCCGGCAGGCGGGCGACCTTCGCGCGGCCGGACGGCGTCAGGCCGAGCTCGGACCATTGGCGTTGGCAATGCTTGAGCGCGTCGGACGCGATCGCGACGTACGGCGACGTCCGCGGGATGCCGTCGATGGGCGGCGCGATGCCGTGCCGCTGGATCTGCCAGCGCGCGCCAAGGTAGGTGCTCCATTCGAGACAGAGCGCGATGACGGCGCCGCGGTCGCCCTGGGTGATGAGGCCACAGCCGCGGAGCAGCGGCGCGACGCGGCGCCATTCGGCCTGGGCGCGGCGATCGCCGCGCAGCTCGGGCGGCGGGATGTCAAACGAGGCATCGAGCGGGGGCGGGGTCGGCTCGAGCTCGGGCGACAGGCGGCGCTTGCCGGGATTGCCGCGCAGGATCTTGAGCGCGGTCGGTTGCGGGCGCCGCCCGCTGTTGTGATTACCC